ATTGAGAAGGAATCGGTTGCAGCCGAGTAGTCACCTGATATCCATACATCTTCAGGATCCGATTCGTAATAGATCCGCTGTATCGCGGTTTCTAAACGATTGGTTCCATGAGTGAGACAAAATTGCGGGTCCTCATCGAGGGCCAGCCACATTGCTCGTTGTAAGGGTTTCAGGCAGAAGGTATCTCCCTTCCCTGCAGTGATGGTCCTTACCTTGAGTGGTTCCTTAATAGGTTCAACTCTAACAGGTAAAGGTCCATCCGGTGGATACGCTGGAAATTCCAGTGTACCCACAACAGGGGAAGGAGGTTTGACTGGACAACCCGTAGATTCCGGTAAACCAGAATCTCGTAACAATGATGAAATTTCATCAATGTTACGAAGGGTATGTCCGTCAATTACCGTCTGCCTCCAGGTGCTGCGAATATTCTCGTGGTAAGCTTTCCTGAGCTTAAACTGTGTAACCAATGACTTTAGATCACTAAGGGATTCCCAAATCTGAGAATTTCCTAAGCGATCAAAGTCAACCTTCCGTTGGAAGAAGAGATGATCCGAGATTTTATTTATAGAATCTTTCGGAAGTCTTTTCTTCATCATCAAATTTTCTTGTCTAATCCATTTTGGTGTTTCCTTTAGTTTGAAAAACTGTTGGAACTCTACCATAATGGGACAATGAATACGACGCCAAAAACTGGCATCATCGATGATAGGAGGGTCCGGGTACACTTGTCTAAGCTCCTGTCCGTACTTGAGATTCGATGTGGCAATAATTATGGGAGACTGGAACTTAATTCCCTTCTCTGATAATTCTGCCATGGGAAGGACATAAGGTACACAAGAAACAAGGGTCTGGAATTCTTTAATATCCGAACCACTAGTATCTTGCCCCAGGTCGTCAAAAATGACAATGGGTTGTCCCTTATATCCGTCCCAATGATCGACATGACAAGTACGCTGGTACACGAGATCACGTCGTGGTGTGTTAGGGAATAAAGTCGAAAACATGGAAACCATCTCATTGATACGAGAAGATTTCCCCATTCCTGGTTGACCAAAAAGGCCAACAACGAATGGCTCCATCCGATCATCAGGGTCCTCGATAGGAGGGTCCTGTTGATTGAATCGAGAGTTGTAGACTAAGTCCCCTTTCACGCCACCTTGTGTTCTCGGGAATTCAAATGTCGCCTTATTGGTAGGAAAAAAACCCTTATTGGGCTTGTAATATTTCCTAACAATCTGACCAAATCTTCGACCTCTACTTTTGAGTAAATCTAAAGTAGCTTCATCAATACCCCGATGGGGTTTTGATAATTGGTTTCGGTGTTTGATCAGGGCTTCAAGAACGAATTCCTCTGGTACCTCTTGACATAGGACCTTTGATTGAAGACAACTGAAGGCGAATCTAACAAATTGCTCTTTTCCAAGAGCCTTCCTCAAGGTGGCAAAAATGTCACTAGGAAGATAGTTGTAGGATTCACCCTCGGGAACCTCATCTTGGTCCATGGAGATGCTTACCATGTAGCAAAGAGAATTCTTGAGTAGTTTAATCATCTTTTGCTCTGAAGGACTCTTCTCCAAGTTCTTGTAATTATGAACGAAGATTCGAGTCAGAAGGTTCTTTTCTAGGAACTTCCACTGATGTCCACGACAACGTTGCCGTGTACGGAGGTTCCCAAATTTGAACATCTTCAGAGTGAGATAAACTGCCCAAGAAAGGCGGAGGGAGTGGGCGACTAGCCTGAGGTTTTTAAACCTCATTGGAAAGTCACCCCGGATGGTGTCCAGTGGAACGTCGAATGCGGAGCAGAAGTCAAGAATCGTTGGGAATTTCTTCCTTATGATTCCTTTTGATGACTTCCACTCCCTAAAACGACATTTCACTGTGGGATTGGAACTCTTCTTAGCTTTCAGCTCTAGATGGTTTTGATTATACAAATAATCAAACCCTCTGGAGGACAGTGTCTTAACATAAGGCTTGTCCAAAAGATGAAGAAGGCTAATAAGAGCGGAGTCAAGGTCTGTTTCCCCACTGAAGAAACTCTTTTTTAAAAAGAGATCTTCGAAGGAAACAGCGCCATTCAGTTCAGTGCGACCAGCCATTAGAGTATTATCCATACTCTGAGGATTGTTCTTCTTATTCGGGAGAACGTCCTGTGCTTGGTTTTCTGAAGTAAATGGTTACATCTGAAAGGGGAACTAACCCTATCAGACGTGACATATTTATTTTAGTGAGCGTTGAATTTTGTTTCGGTGATTCCAGACAGATGGTGGGGGAACCCATCAGACTAAGGAATACCATTCAACCAAAATTATTCACTCGGTATGGTCTGTCAAACGACCATGATCTCTCTCCATATGGAGG